GGCTTCTATAAGGCATTTATTTTTTGAAAATCTTACATTTACAACCTTACCCTGTCCTTTTATTAAAACCGTATTATCGTTTTCAAGAACAAGATGAATATTCTCTGTGGCTAAATAGTAAATGTAATGTGAGACATTGTGACGTTTTAGTTCAGAATAAAACCAGTGATAGTTTAAATTATTTCGCACTTTATCGAATATTTGTTTAAAAATGGCAACCTGAGCCATTGTAGTACCTTCCATGTGATATGAGGGGGCGTAGTCTGCACGATTATCTAGATTGCTTCAATTTGGTCTAACCTGTTTTCTGAGCAATTCAGTAATGTCACTCTTTTCTTTGTTTGCTTCAGGCGAAACTCTTTTTTCTGAGCACAGTCTCCGGCGGCAGGCTTCAATGACCCAGGCTGAGAAATTCCCGGACCCTTTTTGAACAAGAGCGATGTTAATTTGTTCAATCATTTGGTTAGGAAAGCGGATGTTGCGGGTTGTTGTTCTGCGGGTTCTGTTCTTCGTTGACATGAGGTTGCCCTGTATTCAGTGTCGCTGATTTGTATTGTCTGAAGTTGTTTTTACGTTAAGTTGATGCAGATCAATTAATACGATACCTGCGTCATAATTGATTATTTGACGTGGTTTGATGGTGTAGATGCACGTTGTGACATGTAGATGATAATTATTATCATTTTGCGGGTCCTTTCCGGCGATCCGACAGGTTACGGGGCGGCGACCTCGCGGTTTTTCACTATTTATGAAAATTTTTCAGGGAAAATCGTGTCGGTACTTCTCGAATATAACTTTTTGTTTTTTTTTAATATTGCATCCGTAAAGGTCCGACATGAAAGTGTCCGAAAATGCCTTTTTCTGGCGTTTTCATGTCGGGCCTTGTATTTGATAATGGGTTGTTTTCATGAAGGTTAATAAAAAGAGGCTTGCCGAAATTTTCAACGTGGACCCGCGGACGATTGAACGCTTATTAGACGTCAACTAGTTTTGCCGACTCGCGCCAACTATACTGGCCGCCCCCTTCAGTGCGACATCAAGTCGCGCTTGTTACTGCCTTCGCTGTCTTTTTCCTGTAGCTTTCACCTTTCAGTTCGAACATATATCCGTGATGGATCAGCCGGTCTGCCGCCGCCACCGCCATAGTCTCATCCACGAAGATGCTGCCCCACATGCTGAACGGATGGTTACTGGTTATCACCAGGCTCCCACGTTCATAGCGATGCGCTATTAACTCGAACAGTACTCCCGTTTCGGCGCTGTCGCGTTTGACATAGCCAAGATCATCCACCACTATCACCCGGTAGCGATCCAGTTTCAGTAGCAGCTCATTCAGTTTCAACTGCGCTCTGGCTTTACGTAGTTCCTGCAACAACTCTCCTGCGCTGTAGAACCGGGCCCGGTAGCCCTGGCCTACTACGCCATCCACGATCGCTGCCGCCAGATGGCTTTTCCCCAACCCGCTGGCTCCGAACAGCAGAACGTTTTCTCCTGCATCAACCCAGTCTGTCGTTTCACAGAGTTGCCGGAACTGAGCTCCATTCAGTTCCGGCACCTGACTGAAGTCGTATTCGCTTAGCGTTTTGGCAACTGGCAACCGGGCCTCCTTTTTATAACGACGCAGTTTTTCACTCTCGCGCCACAGGAGTTCTTCATTGCATAGCGTCAGAAGATAGCGCGATGGTGTCCAGCCTTCTGCCAGTGCTCGTTTTTCCAGAGCGTGCCATTCAGCTCCAACTCGTGTCAGGCGTAGTTTACGCAGGCTGCGTTCAAGGGGATGGATATTGCTCACTGCGAACCGCCCTTGCCACGCAGTAGTTGCTCATAACTGCTCAGGTTATGCTGTTTCACATTGACTACCGGCAACGCCTTTTCCTTTATACCCAGGAAGCGCATCAGCCGGTGCAGATCCACGTTTCCCGGGGTATTCAGCATCTGCTCCATACCTTTTGCCACGACTGAGATATCGTCGTATCCTGCAGCCAGTTTCAGAGCATGTACCATCAGCCTGCCTGCCATGTCGGGTTCCAGATGATTACATAAGCGACGCCACAGCCTCCGCCATTCATCGTCTGGCAGGATGTCATTTCTCAGCGTTGCATGGCAGAACGCACCGGGCTTTTTTGCCAGACTGTCGATCACATGTCGGAAGTCGATACGACGGGCCCGCGTCTTCCCTTTTTCTGGTCTGACACGTGGGCAGCTCATGACCTCGCTGCTGCCAACGTAACAGCTCAGACGATCGTCCCATAACCGGACCCGTAACAGTTGACCTACAAGCCGGGAAGGTACGCTGTAGACGACGTGCTTCACATTGATGGTACTGCTGCGGCTAACCCTCACAGTCAGCTCATCATAGTCAGCACTGCGACGAAGCGGCAGCGGTTTCAGATGAAGACGTTCTTCCTTGACCAGATCCTGATTGTTACGGTTGTGCCGCATAACCTGCTGAGTGATGAAGGCCTGATATTCTTCTATGGTGCTGAAGTCGTTACTGCCCCGCAGTATCAGCGCCTGACAGATACGCCTTTTCAGATGTCCGTGGGCACTTTCAACCGAGCCATTTTCGTGGCCCCGACCGGCATTATTGTGTACGCCCTGCATTCCGTAGTGCTGACAGAGAGCAGCATAACGCTCAGTCAGCTCGCGGCGTCCATCTTCGCCCTGTTGTTTCCATGCTGCCCTCAGGCTGTCCGTTTTATGTTCTACCGGCACTCCGCCCAGTTGTCCGAGGGCTTCCTGCAGACCTTCAGCCAGAGCAGAGAAGCTCTCACCACCCAGCACAACCCGCATCCAGCTCCAGTGGCTCCATTCCAGACGGAAGTGATACAACTTATGCGCCAACAACTTACCGGCGATGGTGACAACTACACCTTTCAGTTCAGTAAAGTCCGACAGACCTCGCAGACCGGGCTGATGTCGCTGGCGGAACATGACCTCCTGCTCTGCACCATACTGTAGCTTCCATTCGCGGACCCGCCGTTGCATTGTTCTTCGAAGGCTGTTGGGGTACTGGCCGGGATATTTATCCTGTAGCATCTCCAGCAGAGTTGTTGGTGTCAGAGCCGGCCTCTCTTTCAACAGAGGAACAAGCATGCTGTCCCACACAGCTTCCAGAGGATCTTTGCGTGTGCGCCAGTGCCTAACACTGTTTTTTGCCCACTCTCCTTTTTCGATCCGACGACCAGAACGGACTGAGATACCAGCCTTCATGGCCGAGATATGCTGAGTTATACCTTTCTTACGCTGAGTCATATAGTAACTGACCTGAGAAGTATTGAGCGTCACGCCATTTCCTGTTGGATCATGTAAATGACACTCAGGTTACAAAACCGGCCAGAATAATCGGCGCCAGGCGGACTGAGTTATTGTCGTCTCATAAACGCTGGCAGTCTCAGGGACTCCCTTGCGCCTCCAAAGGTAGTAAGGGCATTGAATCTGTATTTGATACTGCCATGGCAATTCAGTGGTATGCGCAGAGGGAAACTGATATCGAAAACGAAAAGCTCCGCAAAGAACTGGACGATTTGCGTGCGGCAGCGGAGTCAGATTTACAACCCGGCACCATTGACTATGAACGCTACCGGCTCACAAAAGCGCAGGCAGATGCGCAGGAACTGAAAAATGCCCGTGAAGACGGAGTAGTGCTGGAAACTGAACTGTTTACCTTCATTCTGCAACGTGTGGCACAGGAGATTTCGGGGATACTTGTGCGTGTGCCGTTGACATTACAGCGTAAATATCCGGACATTTCACCATCACACCTTGATGTGGTGAAAACTGAAATCGCGAAAGCCTCCAATGTTGCAGCTAAGGCCGGTGAAAACGTGGGCGGGTGGATCGATGATTTCAGACGCGCAGAAGGCAGCTAATGCAGCCGGTGCGATAGCTACAGGGCTTTTATCTCTCATTATTCCTGTTCCACTGACGACAGTTCAGTGGGCCAATAAACATTATTACCTTCCTAAAGAGTCGTCTTATACCCCGGGGCGATGGGAAACACTGCCGTTTCAGGTTGGCATCATGAACTGTATGGGCAACGATCTGATTCGCACGGTTAACCTGATTAAATCTGCCCGTGTTGGTTATACAAAGATGTTGCTGGGAGTGGAGGCTTATTTTATTGAGCATAAATCACGCAACAGCCTTCTTTTTCAGCCCACGGACTCAGCTGCTGAAGATTTTATGAAATCTCATGTTGAGCCAACGATAAGGGATGTTCCTGCATTGCTGGAGCTGGCTCCATGGTTCGGAAGAAAACACCGCGATAATACGCTCACCCTGAAGCGTTTTTCCTCCGGTGTGGGGTTCTGGTGTCTGGGTGGTGCGGCAGCAAAAAACTACCGTGAAAAATCCGTGGATGTGGTCTGTTATGACGAGCTTTCCTCGTTCGAACCGGATGTTGAAAAAGAGGGTTCGCCAACCCTGCTGGGGGATAAACGTATTGAGGGCTCTGTATGGCCAAAATCCATTCGCGGCTCGACGCCTAAAATCAAAGGCTCCTGCCAGATCGAAAAAGCCGCTAACGAGTCGGCACACTTCATGCGTTTTTATGTGCCCTGTCCGCACTGTGGGGAGGAGCAGTATCTGAAATTTGGCGATGATGCCTCGCCTTTCGGTCTTAAGTGGGAGAAGAATAAGCCAGAAAGTGTTTTCTACCTTTGTGAGCATCATGGCTGTGTGATCCATCAGTCTGAGCTTGACCAGAGTAACGGGCGGTGGATCTGTGAAAACACGGGCATGTGGACCCGTGACGGCCTGATGTTTTTCAGCGCCCGGGGTGATGAAATTCCGCCGCCGCGCTCCATCACTTTCCATATCTGGACGGCGTACAGTCCGTTCACCACCTGGGTACAGATTGTCTATGACTGGCTGGATGCACTGAAAGATCCCAACGGCCTGAAAAC